CGGCTGCGGATGGCGTTTGGCTTATCCACTGCGCTTTAAATGGTAACGGCACAATGGTTACCCCTTGGAGTTAATAGATAAATAAATTTTGTGAGCTCCTTCGGGAGCTTACAAGAATAGGAGATAAATTATGACAGCATTTGGATCGAGTACAAATATTAATTCGACTAATGTCACTAGTGAAACTAAAGCAGTTACAGTAGGTCCAGCCAGAGTATATGGTATTCATGCCTCAGGCCCTGCAGCAGCTGGGGATATTACTTTAACAAATGGTAGTGGTGGAACAGAACTATTTAAAATAAAAAAGGGGGGTCATGTTCATGATATAGTTATGAATTTTCCTCAACCTATTTATTTTTCAAGTTCGGTGTATTCTGCATTTACAACAGAGCAAGTAACATCGTTAACAGTTCTGCATAGTTAGGAGTCTTACATGGCTTTTTCTGGCACAACTACTTTCGAGAAAACATTCTCGATAGATGATATTATTACCGAGTCTTTTGAGAGATTAGGTTTTTTTGATTATTCTGGAAATGACTTAAGAACAGCCAGAAGATCATTAAATATTTTATTTCAAGAATGGCAAAATAGAGGTGCGCATTTTTGGGAAATTGCGGAAAATACTTTTACCTTAGTTGCTGATCAAGCAACTTACACCATGTATAGATCAACTGGTGATGGAGCCTCAGATGCGACTGCTGTTTATGGTGCATCCGATATATTAGAAGCCAGTTTTAGAACTACTTCAAATGTGGACACTCCACTTTCAAAAATTAATAGATCACAATATTCAGCTTTTTCAAATAAAACAGCTACAGGACAACCTTCACAATATTGGGTACAAAGATTTATAGATAAAATTACAATGACTTTATATTTAACTCCAGGTTCTTCTCAAGCTGGAGATTTTATTGCTTATTACTATGTAAAAAGAATTCAAGATGCCGGGGCCTATACTAACGAAGCGGACATAGTTAATAGATTTGTCCCTGCTATGTGTGCAGGTTTATCTTACTATTTATCAATGAAAAAAGCTCCCCAAAGAACACAGGAACTAAAATTAATTTACGAGGATGAATTTTCTAGAGCACTTCAAGAAGATGGATCTCCTTCAAGTGTTTATATTTCACCTAAAACCTATTACCCGAATATTTAATTATGGCAAAATTTGCAAAAGGAAAATACGCATTAGCAATTTCAGACAGAAGTGGATTAGCATATCCCTGGAGACAAATGGTTACAGAATGGAATGGAGCATTTGTTCATTATTCAGAATATGAACCTAAGCAACCACAGCTTAACCCAAAACCATTTGTATCTGACCCCCAGGGGTTAGAAAATGCAAGACCGGCAAGAACAGAATTTGGTACAGTAGATTTTTTACCTAAAAATCCTTTTACAACTGCGGCGGCCTCTAAACAAGTTACAGTTTCAGAGCCATTTAGTGCAAGAGTTGATGATGATATTGTAAGATTTCAAGAAGTTAAATCCCCGGTAGGTGGAGTAGCTGTTTCAACTTTAGAATTAACAACAACCTTAAGTGCAGATATTACTTCTTCTGTAACCAGTATTGCAGTTACTGATTCATCACAATTTCCAAGCTCTGGATATTTTATGATTGAAAAAGTACAAACTTCTGGTGCTGAGGGAGATTCTTATTATAAGAATGAAGTTATTCAGTACACAGGAAATGCTGCTAACACTTTTACAGGTTGTACACGAGGAACTAATTCTCCATTTAGGGGAGTAACATTTAGAAATACAACAGCTAGTGAGCATTTGGCAGGCGCAATTATTGTTGGTGGTTATTCTATAACCATGGTACAAACGACTGGTATACCACAACCAGGAATGCCAACTACTCGAACAGAAGAAAATAGTTATACTTTTCAATTAGTTTCAAATGCTGCAGCGAGTGCAATAGGAGGAGGAATTCAAGTCTTAGCGGGACCATTGAATACACAACAAACATGACATACGATGAATTAGTAACAAAAATTAGAGAGTACACAGAAGTCGATTCAAACGTTTTGACTGCGACTATTATTGATGGATTTATTGAAGATTCAGAATTTAGGATTTTACGAGACATAGATTCCGACAGTAATAGAAGATATGCTTCAGCTAATTTAGTGGCTTCGACTAGATTTATTGATGCTCCAACTAATGCTTTAGTAATTAGATCGGCTCAAATAGTGGATTCTGATGGCGTAGGAGTGGCTGATAATCGAGATTTTTTACAATACAGAGATACGAGCTTTATGTCGGAATTTAATCCGACTAATGCTACAGGCATTCCTAAATATTATAGCTGGTGGGACCAAGACACAATCGTTGTGGCTCCAACCCCAAATGCTACTTTCACAATCCAGTTAAATTATATCTTGAAAGACCCTGGATTATCTAGTACAAATACTACAACATACATAAGTTTGAATTTTCCCAATGGACTTTTGTATGCATGCCTTGTAGAAGCTTTTAGTTTTCTAAAAGGACCAAATGATCTGTTGCAATTATACGAAGGAAAGTATAAACAAGTCGTTGAAGGCTTCGCAATCGAACAAATGGGAAGACGAAGACGAGATGAATATCAAAGTGGTGTTCCTCGTATAGGAAAATAGGAGAAAAAATAACATGGCTATAACACAAGCAATTGCAAATGCATTTAAGAAGCAACTGTTAGAAGGTGACCAAAACTTTACCCAAACAAGTGGGGACAAGTTTAAAATATCTCTTTATACTTCTTCAGCAACTCTAAACTCAGCGACGACTGCTTACACTACAACTAATGAAGTTGGAGCAAGTGGCCAGTATTCAGCTGGAGGTGGTGCGTTAGTCAATGGAGCAACATCAATTACTGCCGGCGTAGCTAGAGCAGATTTTGGTGATCGTTCTTTTACTGGCGTAACAATAACTTCTAGAGGCGCATTAATTTATAATACATCTTCTGCAGTAACTAATGCAGCAGTATGCGTTTTAGATTTTGGAAGTGATAAGACAGCTACTTCTGGTACATTTACAATTCAATTTCCAGCACCGACAAGCACGGCAGCTATATTAAGAGTCTCAGGATAATAGGGAGGTAACTTCCTATGGCCAATACTTGGGGCGCACTTACTTGGGGAACAGGTAACTGGAATGATCAAACAGATTCAACCGTAATACCTACAGGTATAGGACTATCTGGAGCAACGGGTTCCGTTACTACAACTTCAACTGTTGAATTAGGTTGGGGAAGAGATGCGTGGGGTGCAAGATCTTGGGGTGCACCAAGTCAAATTGTAACTCCTGTTACACCTGAAGACGAATTAACAATGGCACTTGCATCCGTAAGTGTTACAGCAGAATTAAATACAGGATGGGGAAGACTTACCTGGGGTGAAAACGCTTGGGGTGAATATGGTGATGCCGTTGTAAGTGGTATCGCGATGACTGCCAATCTTGGTAGTGTCACAACTCAAGCTGATGCGAACGCAACAAATTCTACAAACAATAATCAAGAACTAGGTGTCGTAACAGGTACTGTCACAGCAATTGGAACTACTGTTGCTTATATAAATGACACCGACTTAGTAATGACTGCCACTCAAGGAACTGCTGATGCAGGTCCTGATGCGATGGCTACAGGTAATCACGCTACAATGGGACTTGGTTCCGTTTCTGCTTACAACCAAACGGGTTGGGGTAGACAACACTGGGGAGATAATGCCTGGGGTGTAGAAGGAATCTGGGCAACTGCATTAGTTTCTGGAATTGGAATGACTGCAACTTTAGGAAGTCCAAGTGAAATTACTGGAGATGCAACATTAACTGCGAATACTTTAAATGTAGCACAAGTTACTTTAGGAGCAGTGGATCCTGCGCCTGATGCAATGATAACTGGCGAATTTATGATCGCTGCATTGGGTACTTTAGGTCATACAGGTGACGCCAATGTTTCTTTAACTGGAATAGCAATGACTGCTGCGTTAGCATCCGTAACCGCAGATGCTATTACACTTCCTACTATTACTGGTTTTGCCATGACAATGGCTTTAGGAGATGAAACCATTAAAATTCATACAGATGCAGCCGTTACTGGAATTGCCTTGACTTGTAGCCTTGGAGCTGGTAGTGCTTTAATCTGGAACGAAGTTAATACAGGCTCAGCACCTTTAGACCCACCAGGATGGGTGGAAGTCGCTGCTTAGAGTAGTTGACACTACCTCTTTTTTTTAATAAA